GTGATAGACTGGGCATGGCGAATTCCATTTCTTTTTTCTTGTGTATTAGTCGCGGTTGGGGTGTTTGTGCGATTAAAACTTACTGAAGCACCAATATTTCTCGCTGTACTTGATGAATCTAAATCGAAAACTTTACCGATGATGGAGGTAATGGTTAATCATTTCAAACCATTTTTCTTAGGTATATTAATCTGCATATCAGGCTACGTGCTCTTTTATATTATGATCGCTTTCAGCCAAATTTATGCAAAATCTGCCCCAATCATATCGGAAGCTGGCTATGTAATGGGATTAGGTTTTTCGCCACAAATTTTTACTGCTTTATTAATGTTTAGCTCCGTTTCACTCGCCATTACCATTACAATCTCGGGTAAATATATAGATAAAGTTGGACGAAGAATTTGGTTAATTTGGACGACTGTTGGCGTTGCTCTTTTTGGCTTAGCCTTACCGTATTTTCTAAAAAATGGAACAACTGTGAGCTTGTTTTGGTTCTTAATCACTGGAATGGGATTAATTGGTATGGGTTATGGACCACTTGCAAGTTTCTTACCAGAATTATTTCCTACACACGCTCGTTATTCCGGAGCATCCTTAACCTACAATATTGCAGGATTATTTGGTGCCAGTGTAGCAGCAATTATTGCATTACCATTGAATGCTAATTATGGCTTAAAAGGTGTTGGAATTTACTTAACCTTAAATGCTGTATTGAGTTTAATTGGATTATGGTTTATTACGGAAACAAGAGATAGGCAACTGCTCTAGATGAATTTATCAAACTTAAGATTTCACTAACATGGAAAATATTTTGGATAAAAGAATGCCTTTCACAAATTTAGATCGGAAAGGCATTTAAAATTAACTATATTTGTAAGTGCGCAAATTTATTTGCATAAACCAGTATTTTTATTTGCATAGATTTATTTTTTTCACCTATGCAAATAAAGATGCAATTATATAAGATAACGCTACGTCAAATCTAAAAATAAAGACCTGCTATTAACCGCTAATTTTTACGTACAATCACTGTACCTTAAAAACAAAAACGGCAACATCAAAATGCCACCGTTTTGTCTGCCTGTCAGCAATGAGTCGTGCAATTTAACGACTATTTTTAAAAGCCCCTTAAACTATGTTTAAAGGGCTTTGAATTATCTCTCCGACATTAATGTCGGCGACATCAGAACTTGTACACCATATTGTCCTCGTACTCGCCTTGGTAGTTAAGAGCCGTCTTAATTGCTACCCGCTGCGCGCCGTCGAACGCTTGCCAGTTATCCACCTTGTCTTGCTGCATGTACTCAATAAATCGCACAAACTCGCTCTTAGTTGAGCTAAAGAAGATATACGGCGGGCGGGTGATGTTGATTAGTCGCAAGAAGTCGATTAAATCAAAGTAATGCGCCTGTTTGTAACTCTCTTGCTTGGTGCATAGGTAAGGTGGATCTAAAACAAATACCGCTTGCGGGTCGTCACTAAAGCGTGGAAGCAATGTGTGAAACGACTCTGACACCACCTCTACGCCGTCCAAATAACCCTCTGCAGAGGGGTAGTCTGACTGGCGTAAGCAATGCCAAAAGTCCTTGGCACATAACTCCTCAAACGTGCCGACCTGTTGCCCTGAAAACAACAGCCAGCTGGTTAGCGTGGCAAGGTCAACATAGCCATCAAACGCTTTGATGGTGTCAATAATCTTTGCCTTGAGTGCTTTATCGGTGATGCGCTTTTGGCGAGGGATATCCACTAACAACGCCGCAATTTGCGCACGCAAGCGATTAATGTCATCGATATGCTTAATGCGCTCAGCGTAACCGTCAAAGTCGTTGTAAATCACGCGAGCGCGAGGTTTGAGTTGTTTTGCAGTATGACTAAGCAAGCCTGAACCACCGAACGTATCAACAATCATCCAGCCCTCACCATCGCCCGGAATCTGCTCGTTTAAAATCGCTTTAAAGTGATTTAAAAAGTTGCGCTTTTGACCGACAAACGGTAATGGGGCTTGCTTAAAGTTTCTTTTGGCTTGATTTGCCATAGTTTCTTCCTTCTTATCTATGGCGTTCCGGTGTTCTTGACACTCCGACACTCAAATCAAGTTAATTAATATGGTTAATGGTTTTACAGCGACTACATTTGATTTCTAAACGTTTCACTGTGCCGATTTTTGCCAATAATTTGTTGCAACATTGGCAACGGATCTCTTTTAAATTCTGCATATACTTTCCCATTTTTAGCGGTTTTGTTAAAATACCGCCTGCCTCGCGAGGTAGGCGGCATATAGCTATATGCAGGCTCATTCTGCTTAGCTGGCATTATCCGTGTTCCCGCACAGATAGTGTCGCCGTCTTTATTCCTGAACTACATCTAAATCACTTGTACAATCTGCATAAAACGTACCATCCGCATTATGCCAGTGGCTAGGTGGTAACTCATCATCGTTATGCTCAACGATTAATAATTTGCCAAATGGGCTTGTATATACAATCTGCCCTTTATTGCCATTTCGTAATGTAACTTCTGTGTTTTGGCTTTCATAGATACGTTGTTTTAACGCGTAACCCTCTAACTCCCATAACTTAGCAAATGCGTTTTCGTAGGCAATATTTCGGCCTATTTGTACATTGTAGTTATCTTTGCTAACACAAGCACTTGTGCCGACTAACTGAAACCCATTTTTTAAAGTAATGGTACAGATGGTGAGTAAGCCTTGATGAACGTATTCCACGTTGTCCACTAAACTGTTTAAATATTCGGTTGTTAATTTGTTCATTTTCCTTATCCTTTTTTAAAAATCGCTGCCAATTGATTCGGGCTGAATCGCCAACCTTGAGTTTTACCGGAGATTGCATTGAAACACCATTCACTACAAAAATATTTAGAGCGTTTTTGTTTGATGCCTAATACAATGCCAATAGCGCCCCACCAATCGTATTTACTCCCTTTTGTAGAGTTAAAATAAAACTCAACCTCGGCCTCGCTAACACCATCAAGCAACACTAAATCCCACTTATCTCTTTCGGTGAGATCAATCTCTTTACAGCGTACCCCACCATCTCGAATAGATGATGAATAACAGTCATAATGGAGCTCATGCTCATAGTGATGACCTGATGTGTACTCAATACGCTCAACAGCAATCTCGCAGTGAGAGTAAGGCCCTTTTGTTAGTTTGCGGGTAAGCCAGTCTGAAAAACGTGCCAAAAGTGTGGCTGGTTTAAGACCTGTTTTTTTGCCTTTATAAAGTGCTAAATAAACATTAGCCATTATTATAAGCCTCCATTAAGTGATCCATTTGTTTAATAATATCGTCGTAAATTGACTGCATTTTTTCGATTTTTAAGCCTGGTACCTTAAGCTCGTATTTACGCATGCGTTGATTAGCCAGCTCAACTTGTAGCTTTTCGAGCCCTGCCGCTTGCACCAAAATCAAATCTGTTGCGGCTTTGTTATTTAACCCAGCACGTTTGGCGAAGTCTGTGATATAACGGCTACACTCACCTTGATAATTTGCAGATTTGTAGGCTTCTGCTGCTGTTTGGCGCTCACGATACTCGCTTTCAAAACGCGTCCACGTGCTGTAAATTGTTGCCGCATGACTGTCAATTTGCTCGATTAGGCGGTTGCGTTTTTCTGTTAAAAGTGCGGTTAGCTTTTCGGGTGGGATTACCCATGCTTTACCGTCCCACTCAGAAAGCTCGCTTTCGGGCTTAACCGCCGTGTACCCATCAGGGATTGAGCCAAACTCACTAATTTCCATGGATTCTTTTGTTACTTTTGAATAAACGGTTTTCCCAATATGGTTTTCAATATACTCCCAATTATCCCCCGTCCATTTTGCGACAAAGCCTTTTTTATCTTCTGGTGGAGTAACATCAACACAACCGGCTGGCATTAAATAAACGCCATTTTCGGCTTCTGCTGGTGATAAATCTGCGTCCGTTTGTCCAACATAAATGCCTTGCTCATCTAATTGGCATACTTTTTTTGTTAATGGGTAAGTCATGGTTTATCCTTAGTATTTAATACAAGCTAATAATGCGACGTTGCGCGGTCTATTTTCGCTAGCTGTCGGTACCACTCTTGATGCATCAAAATCAAATGATACAGATTGCTCGCCCCAGCCGCCCTGGTCTCCTGACCATTGTCTTTGTTGATACGTTGTCCCTATTGCACCAGACGCAATCATCTTGCCCTCGAGTACTTGGTTACCGCTGCCCATAGCGGAGCCATCTAATTTACCTGTAATATTACGGATAGCATCGCCTTGAGCAGTCCCCAATCTGCGCCCTCTATCAATATTTCGCCCATCATCTAGACCGCGTAAAAATTCACCGCGTAAATCAGGTAAGTTAAAAGTAGTTCGTCCATCGCCCGCGCCGAATGTTGTCCCTATTGCAGCAAATAGTGCGGCGTATGTTGTACGGGATACGGCTGCACCATTTGCTTTGAGCCAACCACTAGGCGGCGTTGTCCGAGCAAAGAATGCGACCTCACCAACAACCTCGTCCTGCTGGATAGATTTGTTAATAGATCTACCACTTGACGACAGCACATCATTAGGTGAGACAAAATCACCATTATGCTCAAAAGCCCATGTTCTGTTGGCGCCATTATCCTCAATAAGATGGATGATGCCTCGTCCAAAGCCATCACCTGCACCTTGCTTAGTCGTGTAGCCGAATGAGAATCCTGCGCCATAATGTCCTTTTGAACGGACTAAACCTTTGACAAATGGATGATACGTATCACGGTCTTGCGACCCTGTAGTCTCAACCATAAACGGCGCGCCGCTAGTATATTGATTAGCATAAGCGCCATACCCAAAATGTTTAGATGAGATACCCACAGAATATAAAATGCCAGTTAATCTATCACCAGATTTAGATATGCGACCCTCGGCGTTGTTGTTTGCGGCAACGCCTTTATCATAAGCCGCTTTGACGGCAGCCGATGTAGCTACAGTATCAGCACTTATGCTGTTAACTTCACTGGATTTTTTGCTATTCGGGATGTAATTTGTCAAACTTCGCGTGATCGAATCAATAAAGCCTTTTAGGGTTTTAATGACCTTAGGTGTAGCAGCCAATTCTTCCGAATCTGAATCATACCCAGAATAAAGTTGCACTTCGCCTTTTTGTGTCGCGCTGGCGGATTTACGGTTATCATCAATGATTTTCACAATCGCTTGATATAACTGCGTTTGTGTTTCTGCCTTCGGGGTAAACCCCGCTTTTTGCAACACATAATGTGCTTCGGCTTGTACGTCTCGCACACGGTCTTGCACGTCGTTAAGCCACGTGTCTGTCACGCGTGTGCCTTGCTCCCCTGTGGTGGGGTCGCCGTTATGAAAGCGCTTGTCGGCGGAATTAATTTCGGGTAGTAACGTTTTCATTTTGTCTCTCTATTGATACGCAAAATAGCAGTAGGTGTGCGCGGGTTTTAAATCTTTGAAAAACTCTTCGATAATCGGGTCGCCAAACTCAACCAAATGGTCACCGGCAAACGAACTGCCCGCGCGAAAATACACAATATTGTCGTCACCGTTTAACACCGTCACCCGCCACATATAAATCAGGCTTTCGCGCGGTTCGTTGCGAAATTGCACCAAGTCACCTGGATTAGGCAGGTCGTTTTGTAAGGGCGAAAATTCTTTGATTTGGATCTGATAACCGATACTTTCTGCAATGCGCGTAAAGTATGGGATAGACAAGCCGCCAACAGCATTAAGTTGCACGATGACTCGTTTAACGCGCTCTTGATAAGACTTGCTTAAATCGGTTTTAATCCCGCAAATACGCTCCCAATCGGATAACATTTGGTTTGAGGTGGCGGGCTCAATTGCTGCCAATACCTCTTCTGCACTTTGTTGTAAGCGGTCAAATGCACTGCCGTCCACTTCACATTGTGCGATAAAGTGTTCGCCATTGATGTTATAACTCACTGGCGGATAAAGCTGTTTCAATACATTAGCGTGCTGCATTAAGCCATCTCCGTCACGGTGATTTCGCCCAATCTAAACCATTCGATTTTATTGATAATGTCTGCTTTTTGGTTAGCTGTTGGTGCAATAAAACGGCGGTCAACCACGCCAATTAAGTTATTAATCACTGCTTCGCATTGGGACACAATCAAGTCATCCCCAGGGATTAAACCATTAAAATAATCCCGTAATGCATTGTTAATGGCGGTCTTAATGTCATTTAATGCGACACCGCTGATTTTAACCTGGATGTTAAAGTTGACTTTTGTCACATCAGGTTTAACGACTTTGCTTTCTTTTGCGGTTACCGGGCGCTCTTGGTCGATGTATTCTTGCGCGCGACGTACCGTGTCATCACTTGGCACGCCATTATCGGCCGTAATCGCAATATCAACTGTACCGAGCCCTCGGCGTAGCGGGTAAACATACGCTTGTTCAACGCCATCCACCTCTAACGCCCAGTCTTTATAATCATATTTATTGCCACCTGCTGCGGGTCGGCGGATTTTATTAAGCAAACGCTCCAACAATGAGCTATCGCTTTCGGCATTGGTCGCCCCCACCACGTCATTTAGTACAACATCCGTGCTCACGCCAACAGGCGCAGCCATAAACGATCCTTTTGTAGCGGTTTTGATATTTTGTACTGCACCGGTGGCAAGCGACCGCACCGCAACAATCACCGAACCACTAGCAGGAATTACCGCACTTTCGGTTGTCTCATAAAAACGTCCATCTTCGGTTTTGATTTGTAAACCAACGGCAATCACTGCATCAGGATTACCACTAACAGTAGCGCCTTTACCTGCTGCATAAGTTGCGTTTCGTCGGCGCAAACCGCGTAACCCTGCGTGTTTTTCTAAAAATTCAGTGTCAGCCGTGTCTGGAAAAAACTGTTTAATCAGCCATTTTTGGTGTGCATAAATCCCTTCCGCACAGGCGGCCAAACTACTGGCACGTGCATAAGCGTCACTGTCTTCGGACGTGTCGGCATTGGGGTAATACGTTTGATAATCACGTAACAGACTTGCGCGGATTTCTTCAAGTGTGGGTACAATAAACACGATTAAACACCTTTTAAATGACGTTTACGGGGTGTTTAAACGTGTATTGTTCGCCCCGGCTGTCGGTCACAGATATTGAAAGAAGCACTTTGCCGTTGTGCGGTTGTTCATGCGTTACAATGATTTCACTTGCGCGACCGTCATCAATTAACGGCTGTAACGCCTCTTCGGCATATTGTTGCGCCAACATGCCAACACGGCTTAAGTCTTTTTCCCGTTGAATAGTATGGAGCAGAGAACCTACACGCCCATTTGCCCACCACGAGCCTAATGGCGTAGTTAATCTGATATACACGGCATTTTGCAGTGTACTGATATGCGAATTTGTATAGTCCCCGGTAAGCGGGCTGATTTCTCTGTCCATACTGACAGAGTAAAAGAAAGGGGAGAGAAAAAGGCGGGGAGAGAGTTCCACACCGCCTTTCATTTGGGATTATTGAGGTTTTCCGGTCACGCCACCACTATCACCGCGGTGGGTGTGGCTGACAAGGGATTTACCGTTGGCAGTAACGTCGCCAGTTGTAGTAAAGCTACCTTTTGTTTGCGTTACATCGCAGCTAAATGTCGCACCGGAACCACCTTGAATTGCCATGCCACCATTGCCATTGATTTGCCCTTGCGCGGTCAATACGCGGTCTGTCTCAACAATCGGGCTACTAATTTCGACTTTAGTAGAGGCCGTGATTTTTAATATATCACAATCAATTTCAATTAATCGCCCCTGTTTTAAAATAATCGTGCTTCCGCTTTCATCGTAAACAGCAGTTTCGCCTGATTTTAGGTTTTTAACACGAAAAGATCCGTTTTCGGTCGCAATAACAATGGAATGGGTCGTTTCGCCCCCCATCGGTAATACAACCACTTGCGTGCCGGCTGGTGGCACGGACGTTAAGCCGAATTGTTGCATCAACTCCACGTCTTGTAAGGTTTCGTCTGCTAATCCGGATACCTGCACTTTTTGGATATTGTCCGCGCTTTTGACTAAATTCAATTTTCCGCGAAAGGCTTGGCGCACTGCGCCCAAGGCGGTTTCTGCTTGTTGTCTTATTGCCTGTCCTAGTCGTCGCATATTAATCTCCATCCAATACAATCAAATTGCCTTTATTTTTCTTGCCTTTTTTACCTTTGCGCTTACGCGCTTCTTTCGATTTATTTATATAAGCGTCAGGCGTCCACACACCGTCTTGTTTTAAGCGTAGTTCCGTGGTTGTTCCGCCTTGTCGGCTTAAGGCAAAACGGCGACCCATCAAAAAGAAAATCGCGTCAATGTCGTATTCCTCACAAATCACATGCACACGTTGCCCCGGTGACCACAACACGCCATCCTGTGTTTTGTGGTCAGGCAAGGTAATTGTTAGGGTGAAGCTGTTTAAAATGCTGTCCGTAATGTACTTTTTCGCCCACTTTTTCAAAGCTTCTAGATTTTCCACGTCGGGCACAATCACCGTTTTCGGCTTGTAGGTCTCAATGGCATCATCTTTAAATACCCATTTCAGATCGTTCTTATTGTCGTCACCGCTGCGCCCGTGCCGTTGCGCCAGAAAAGTGATCTCTGAAAAGCTTTGGGATACATCGGTGGTCAGGCTTGCCTGCGTGAAATTGTTGCGCTTGCCGTCTTTCATGCAACATAACGTCGCCACTGGCGGTGTGCTGTAATCCGCACCGCCGACAATCAGCGTGCCGGCAGGGTCAAACCATGCATGCAACCCTGCTGAATTAGCACAATGGATCAGTGCATTCCAGGCTGTTTCACCAATATCGATGTCAACTTTATCTAACGTTGGATTAGATTCTGCATGCAATTCGACTTTTTTAATGCCTAGCGGCTCTACTATTTTTTTAATCGCATCTAACACCGTCAAGCCTTTGACGTTGGTAATCGGCGCAGAGCAATCCACCAAAATAGACGCTTTGTCGCGCCCATTTAAGCTAAAAGTGCGGTCGGTTTTTGAAATGGAATGTTGTGTCGTGTCAACAATGCCTGTTAGTACGAGCTCGCCGTTAATCAGTACTTTTGCCGTTTTACCTGAATAATCCGCTAAAACAGTATTGTCTGACGGCACGCCAATGCTGAAATTAAAGGCATCCGCAGGAATTAAGAAATCGCTGTCGATATCGTAGCTTTTCCAGTTTTTATGCTGTTTGCCGTCAATCTCAACCACAATCTCATTGTTAAACGGGTAGCCGTTATTTTGCGTAGCCATTTAGCACCTCACCTCGTGAAATAAAGTTCGGGTAACGGATTTGCGGATTCAAGCGCAATAACTCACCTGCGCGGGTGTAGTCGCCATAAAAGGCATGTGCCACTTGCTGAATCGTGCTATCAAATTCCACGGTGCGAATAATTAAAGGCGGTTTGCGGTTAATCGCTGCCAACGCAAGTTGGGTCAATTTGTGGCTTTGTTGACGCAGTTTTTCTGCTGTGTTGTAAGCCTGAGTATAAAGCCCCGTGTTCGGTGTTTGCAGTTGTCTTGCGCCTGTTTGTTTTTTCGCACTTAATGACATCAACCCAAAATCATCTTTGACGTAATGCAATGTCATCGCGTTTTGCTCCGCTTGCACTAACGCACGTACGGTATTCAACGTTGCCAAGGCTTGTAAGCGCGATTCCGTTACGATGTAATCAATTTCGGATGGAATTAACGAATCGTCCTCAATAAACTGCGTGGCGATTTTTAACACAGTCGCCGTCGCCAACAACTGTACTACACAGAAGATTTCTTTGGTATCTTGTGCGGTCAAGGATGACGTTAATGATTTCAGAGTATTGGACTTGCTGTTTTTGCCATTGCTTAAATTCGGTGCAATTTCTAATAGGCTTTTCACGGTGCGAGTGACCTCATCAAATTTTGCTCGCACGGTTAGGTCATCACGGTTGGCAATGGCCGTTAAGCCATCTCGAATCATGCCCGCCATATCACGCACAGCATTGCCACCTTGTTGTCTGAATGCGTCTTTTGATGATGGTGTATTGGCGGAAATAACGTGCTTTTTTTTGTCCATGTCAAACATATCGCGCACTTGCTCAAAACAGCCGTAAAGCGAACCAAACGAGCCTAATAAACGTGATTTGACATTAGCGGCAAAAGAGATCCCCTCCATAAAGGTGCCATACAGCTCAAATACATCATCTACCAAGTCTTCGAGCTGGGTTAATAGCTCATCAATCAGCCCAAGAACAGAAAAATTAAACAGGAAGATCGGTTTTGCCGGAGTGGCTTCCTGGAAGCTAAGACTGACTGTCACATAGTCCACAAAATCCGCTTCATGGTGAAAATAAGCCGAGGTGCAAAGCATATTCTGCAACCGCCCGCGAATCGGATGCACCAACACCGCCGCACCTTGTTTTTCTAGGGCTGATAAAAAGCGTTTAAATGAGGTGTAATATCCCTCACCATAAAACACGGCTTGCAGTTGGATGGTGAGCGGATTTAAACCCAAATCCTCAATATCCCCTCCGTTTACGAACGGATACGCGTGCGTAATGGTGGCGCGCTCTAAGTTATCATCCACACTCACCACATCAAACCGCACACCGCGATAAGATGCTTGCTGGATTGGCATTGTCCAACCTTTCATTTTTACCCCCGTTTAAGTTCTCGGTATTGGTTTTCGGACGTGCTTTCGGCAATCGTCCGTCCGTCTAAGTCCACGCGAATTTGATTCTGGATAGTAAAGTTCTGGCTTTCCACGGCTTGTTTCATGCCTTCGCTGATGGTTGTGCCTAATTGCTGAAATTCGGCCTTGTAGTCCGGCACTTGTACACGACGGTTATATTCATCTTGCGTTAATGTGCCTCGTTTTAAGCGTTCGTCCGCAATCTCTTTACGTTTTGCAGCATCACCAAGCGCATAACCGCCACTTGCTAAAGACCAAACTGACTTTTCGGGAGTTGGGACAGATGGAGCGTATTGAAACACCGATTTGCTTGGATAGGCTGCTGCATAAAATTTCTGTTTTGCATTGTTAGTCGTGGCATCAAAGGCTTCACGTTCTTCCTCTTTTTGCGCCATGTAGGGAGCGTAATTTTCTGCCCCTTCCAACATTGCACCAAAAACTAACAATGGCAAACCGCCTCGCCCAAACTTAGCAAGACGTCCCATTTTTGCCGTATTCGCCGAAGTTGCAACGCCACCAGCCGCACCGGTTACACCCGCACCTTTACTCAAGACATCGCCCACACCTAGCCCTAAACCGCCTTTGCCGCCCAATAATCGCAAAGACCCTGCCGCAGTAATAGCGGCGGCACTTAACGCCGCGACAACCGTGCCGGCAGTCACGATCTTGCCGGTTAAATCAGGATAAGCTTTGGCATATTCAGCGATTTTCACGCTTACATCACCCAAGGCATCGTTAAATCCCTTCATACCTTCCATCTGCGCGAAATCTACGTTATTTTTCGCGTCTTCCACTTTGTAGCTGTTGGTATCTTTAATCACGGCATGAGAGGTATCCACCGCACCTTCGCTTTTATCCAGGCTTTCTTTGACTTCTTTACCCAAGCTCACGTTATTACGGATACCCAATAACGCCATTAATGCCTCACGGTCAGAAATAACTTGCCCAATAGCGGTACCTTCCACCAGGTTTGCCATTTCGCCCAACAACTTCGCTTGGTCTTCTTTCTTTGCACCTTTGAGTTTTTGCTGTAATTCGCGGTATTTATCATCCTGACCGATAACCTGATCCATAATGCTCATAAAGGCTTCGATAGAGTTCTTGCCTTTTTTCTTTTGAGCTTCCATGGAGGCAATAAAATCTATACCATGTTCTTTGCCGTCTTTGCCTTTAATCTTTAAATTTTTAAAACGTTCGTTGGTTTCTTTGGAGGTTAATTTAGCAAGCAAGTTAGCAAAATTATTTCCCGCTTCGTCAGATGTCCCGGCAGTTACACGTGCTTGTTGATTTCCCACCAATAACGCTTCAAAGCCAGACATGCCACTTAAACCGGCAGATTTCCCCGCGGCCATTTGTTTCGGTAACCAGCGCGCCATATCCGCCAATTCAAAGTTACCCGCCTGACCCGCCGCCACGGCTTTATCTAATACTTCGCCGATCTTATCTTCGCCTATGTCAAATTGTTGCATTGCCGAAATGGCGATTTTGGCCAAATCATCGGTACTTGCGCCCGTTGCGGTTGCACCTTTTTGTAGCGTTGGCAACAGTTTCATGGCGGTATCGGCTTTTACTGCACCACTAGCAAGCATAGTATCCAATGCGCCCAAGGCGTCTTCCTTGGTGCCGCCACCAATTTCTACCGCGCTTTTTACGGCATTATTTAGCTCCGATTTACCGGCGATACGCCCCGCCACATCACGCTCGGCGAATGCGGTGTTAGCCGTCATCGCAAGAGAGCGGTCATAATCCATTTGTTTTTTCATGGGTTGTGCCAGCACCATGCCTGCTGCAGTCGCACCTGCTGCCAAACCGGCAATGCCACGTCCAACATTGCCTAACCGTTGCCCCATGGAGATTTTTCCCATTTCCGCGTTAAGCTCCGCAATACGGCGTTTAGTCGCCACAGCGGCGCGGTCTAATTCACGCCCGGAAGCAATGCCACTGCGTTTTAATTGGTCGTATGCCGCGCGGGTACGGTTGATTTCATTTTGGATACTACGCTCACTACGCACGCCCAGCATTTCGCGATTGCGTGCCGCTTGTTGGATTTGGCGGTAGCTTTGCTCCGTCACTTGTGCCGTTTGACGCATCGCTCTTTGTTGCGTGGTGGCGCTACGTTGGGCTTGATTTTCAATGTTTTTTGTTGATTTGCTAACACTGTTTTCAACGCTTTTCACCACGCTACTGGCGTAGTCTTTCGCTTTGAGTGTTAACGAGACATCCATATTTGCCATTTTTAAACCTTGTTTAAACGTTATTTAAAGCAATAAAAAAGGGGCATTACGCCCCCTTATTTTTACGACGCTTAAAAACATAGGACGTCGTAGTTTCATTGGTGTTGTGTTGGTTTTTCGTGCCTTGACTCGCTAAATAGCTGTTAATCCATGCGCTAATTTCGGCATGACACATATCCCAGACGGCTTGCGCAGTAAATCCAAACTTACCCAATAAAATCGTTGCCGAGCGGTAGTTTTCGTATGCCTGCCACACTTCATTGATATTGCGTTTTTTTACGCTTCGTTTGCCGTCTTTTGGTCTTCCGAAACGCCCATGCGCTTTTTTCGTAGTTGATTAATTGCATAGTTAATCAACACGTAATCATCAGTAGCAAGGTTATCCAGCAAGAATGCCGGAGTCACTGCCTCGCGCGGAATGCCATCAAACTCAACTTGTTGCGCCAAATACGCTAAATCAACCAGCATTTGCTCGGCATGACTTAATGTCTCTTTGTCGCTTAATCCAAGATCATTAATGACCTCCAACGCTTGGCATTCGCCGCCTACAGTCAAAATCTTGACCAACACGTCATGATGTAGCGTGCCGTTATACAGCACGCCAAGTTTCAAACGGATTTTCATTATTCTTCAACCTTGTCTAACGCGACCATTTGCAAATCGCGCACTTCTTCGCTATCTACGGTATAGCTTGTGCCTGTTTCGGTGGTAAAACAGCCGATGTATGAGATTCGTTTACCATTTTCTTCTTCCACCGTAATTTTCGCATCTGTCACGTTATCCCAATCAGGCTCTGCCGCGTTTAACGGCACAACAACGGTGAGTGACAACGCATATTCGGTAATGCCTTTGGCAAAGCCTTTCACACGTCCTTTGCGGTTGATAGTTTTCACCGGTTTGCGACCGGTGGTAACACGCACATCTAACTTGGTTAAGTCAATCTCTTGACCGTCCACTTCGACAATGCCTAAACTGGCAAATTCTTGGGCCATTTATGCCTCCTATAAAATCAAATCAACACGGTTAGCGACAATATGTAATCCGTTCACCACATCGGTCGGGATGACACAATCTAAGCGGTTAGGGTCAACGCCATTACGTTTCACCAACAATTTCGCTTTGTGTTGTGCCACGTTTTCCAAGATTTCTTCGTTTTCCAAACGCAATAACACATCTAGGATTTCTGATCTAACCTTATCCGGTGTACGTGCAGACAATTTGGCACGTGGGAAACGCAACTCAATGCGCTGTTCAATGGCTTTGCGCGTATAGTCCAGCGTGCGAACGGTGGTTAAATCCAAATAGCTTGGGTCATCCGTATTGGTTGCCGACTTGGTGTAAGTGGTGATCGCACGCATAATGCGGACACGATGATTCACTACCGTAATCGGGGTTAAACCATGGTATAACGCCTGATTGGCTTCGGTTAATAACGGGATTTGAGTTGGGTCAACTTCGGTCAAACCTTTAATTTCAAGGGTGTTTAACGGACGCGCCGGGTCTTCTTCACCTGCAATCACTGCGCCATACCCAGCAGCAATCAAGGCATGAGATTCGACCGCACCTTTGTACCAACCGCAAGTGATACGCTCGCTATTGATTTTTTCGGTGTAGGTTGTACCGGTTGCCATACTGCCACGCCACGCTAACACACCGATAGCAGGTTTTTTCTCAAGCGGAGCGGACACGGCTTCTAAGTGTTCGCGTAACGCTTTTGCATTTTTGTCGTCCGCAAACGGCGAAATAATGATGTGATAATGCGTACCGGCAACACTTGCTAATGCAGGGGCTAAATCCGCATTTTCTGCGCCGTTGGCAAATGCTGTCGCACTAATGGTCATATCTTTAGCCGTATTGGTTGCGGTCAAATTGATTTCGTTGCCAATTTCACCTTTGCATTTTGCGGTTAACGTAATCGTGCTCTCATTTACAGCTGATGTTGCTGGGCAATCTGTCGCACCATTAATGATTGCATTCAATCGCGCTGCCACCGCATCGGATTTTTCGCCCGTTGCCACCGCCACTTTGTAATCAATACCGGCAATGGTTACTGTCATGACACCTTGGCTTGCTGCAGTACCGGTTAAGGTTAAACTACCGCTTGCCGCCACACCCGATGAACTATCTGCTAACCCCATAACAGATAAACGGATCAGAGAGTTGTTAGTAATCGCCATGCGCGTCATTAAATGCGCCCAAGAACCTGCACCAAATGCCTGCTCCGCGTCAAGGTCGGAATACACACGCACCGGTTGGGTAAATGCCGTCGCACCGCCCACCATTGGCGCAACAATTAACACTTCTTGCTCATTCGTTGGCAAGGTTGTCACTGCGCCTTTAGCGTTATATTCAGTATAAACACCCGGCTTGCGTAAGCTGTTCGGGATTTTTTCAAATTCGATGTTAGTCATTTCCTGCACCTCTTTGCTTGCGGGTTGGTTGCACTTCGATTAAGTCACCATCAGCAATTCTACGCTGATAATAGACCGTATTTTCCACTTCAACCGGTTCCTGCTCGATGTAGGCGTGCGGCTGATTTTCTAAAGGGACTTTCACCCCTTGGGTTGCTTTTACAATCATGTTTTATCCTTTGTTTTTACACTAAAGCCGACCTCGGCATTGTTGTTCGGGTCATATAATTTGCCGTCCACATGCTCAAGGGTTGGCGACGCTGGGGAGAGTTTGGCCGCATAATGGGTAAACACAAAATCAGGACTTGTCGGGTCTTGTGTTTTTTCCGGATACAAACCATCTTCAAGTGGTGCAACATCATCAAATGCCGCCTCGTACTCAATGGCATACGCGGTGACTTTTTCAGTGCGAAATTGTGCATTGTTAAACAACGTCCGAATCGCCAGCGGTTTTAACGGCTTAACTAATCCGCCCAAGCGTTGCGTATCCAGCAAGCGGCGTACCGCATAAATCAACTGATTCGCACCAACCTCGCGTTTATCCACCCCGCCTTGTCGTGCAGCTTGGTTGCTGCGCAATGAGCGCACCGCCACAATGACCACAAACTTGGCAGAGGTACGAAACGCATTGCCTCGCACCGTCATCTGCTCAATTCGCGCACCACCGAACGTCACCAACACCATCGGCAAACGTCCCGTACCCAGGCTTTCATCGTCCAGCTCACCACCGTAGCTTTTTACAGTGTTCGCAAGCTGTCCTAAGCCACGTGTCAAGCGGTCAACCAGTGCATTTTCAATTTCGGTTATCACGGCCAAAAATCCTATTGTTCGGATTAGTAAACATCACCACATTGCCATCGCTTTGCTGGTCGTCTTCGATATCAATGCCAAGCGAAATTTTCCCAGCTGCCAAGTCCTCAAGCTCTTTTAAGCTCAATTTATAGCGCGTGATAATCTCGTCAGTAATCGTCACTTCTGACATACTTGCCAAGCGGTAACGGGTTAAATCACAACAAATGCGAGTGAGATTTTGCGGAATTGTCGGCAACGGCAAGCGATAACGTGCACTTAAATAACCGTCGATTTGGCTTGCGCTATCTGAAAGCGCAATAGTCAGCACGCTTTCATTCACTATGCCTTCGCGGTCACGGTCGGTTAGCTGAATCGCTTGAAACTCTCCGATGCGCAAAACAAAATCTTTTACCGTTGCATACATGGCTTAATCCTCACACACCGGGACAAGCTCTAACCAAGGATCTTCCGCAAGCGTTAAAGTTTGTTCCGCCGTTAAGTCATCTGCTGCGATGTAAACCTCATCGGTTTTGTTAAAGCGATAACCGCAACGACCATAGGTTGCTTGAGGATGGATTTCACGCAATTTAATCGAATAACCGATGGGCACAATCACTTGCCCTTCTTTGTCGTCCGATTCATCGTGTTTTTCTACCGCACTTTCGGCGTTATCTGCACCGTTTTCAGCTTGGGTTTGCACCTGTTCATCCGGTGCTGTTTGCACATCTTGCGCTACTTCGTCTTTTTGGTTTTTTTTAGCCATAATTAACTCCTAGGGCGGTTTCCCGCCCGTTTGGTTATTCATTGATGAACGGAGAGGCAAGCACATCTAATTCATTTTCAAGAATGTTAGTTGTGCCGTTGATTTGTTTAGTTTTAAACAATTCTTTTGCCTCGTATTCAAGATTAGTCGGAACCAAGATTAAATTCGGCTGAATGTTCAACGGCTTACCACCGTCACCTTTTAACCCTTTCATGGTTTTAATGACTTTTTGCACATTTTCTTTAGTTAATTTGGTTTTTTCCACGCGGTGGATTAATTGCCAAAAACCGAAACCTGCTGCGCCACGGGCACGCACACCCCATAAGTATTCATCTTCCATGAAGACGTGTTCGGATTTTGCCGGGTCAAACTTCGGCTCAATTTCCGGTGCGGTGCGTTTTTGCCAGATTAACGGTTTAATTGGCAAACGGGCGTCCACGATATAGAACGTTGGCGCATCGTTATCTGTCCCCACTGTTAAGTTCACTTGAGTGGTACTGTTGCCTGTTCCGTCCACTTTCTCAAACACCGGGTGATCTGTGTCGAAGAAGTTCTGACCGTCATAACACAGCGTAGATTTACCTTTTTTCAACAAGCTGAATACTTCATCATCAGGTAATTCGGCGGCAGATTGACCCGCCAATTGCATCATTGGCGTATATAGACCGACCTGATCATCTTCAATGTCTTCGCGAGGAATGCCGACGGTTGATTCAAATTTTTTGTTAGTAATGCTTGTGCCTTGCGCTTGCATACTTTGGATTTGACGTTGGCCAACCCATTCACGCATTTTCGGGAATTTACCTAAAAATCCGTAAGTATTGGTTTTAGTCGTGGACGAAATTTCCATAGCGATTTTTGCCCACTGAGTAGGGTGGTTTTCTAAGCCTTTGATAAATTCTTTACGAAAGGCTTCGGTGATGTGGTTTAACACCTGTGCTTTATTGATTGACATTATTTAGCCTCCTGAGACTGATATTTTTTAATGTAATCCGCATCTGTCATGCCAAGCATTTTGGCTGCGGCTTGTTGTTCTGCGCTTAATGCAACTGGTTTGCCTTTATTTGGATCATCTTTGGCTTGATGACCGCCCGCTAAAGCCTGATTCGGGGTGGCCACGGCTAAATAATCGGAAAGTGCGGTAATGTCGGATTTACCTAATTTTTCCGCCCATTCTTTTTGCGATGGCAATAAACGTCCGTCAGATAAGGCAGTTTGAATCAAGTCATTGACTTTATCGCCATGTACTTGTGCGCTTAACGCATTTAGTTTGTCTTGCACATCTTTCATTGCCGATAATGGCACATATTTGCTCGGGTCAGGCTCTGCACCGACTTTCGCAGTTAAAGCAACGACTTCACCGTCTTTTTCTTTTAACTTACCGTACACATCACTGAGTGCCACAGGGCTGTCGCCCTTAGCCGCAGAAAGTGCGGTCAGTTTTTGTTTCATTTCGTCTTCGGTCGCTTCCGGCGTGCCGAATAATTGGCGTAATAACTCCAGCATGGAATTGTCCTTTTTGTGTTGATGTTGATTAAATTGGGATGAAAAGGCGACAGCTTCCGCCAAGTCATGACAAGCAGGGCGATTAGTTAATGCTGCATTCAGCACTTTCGTCACCTTGCCGTCCGGCTCAGTCAAAAACAAAGGAGAAATGTAACGATATTCCCCGTCTTGAATTTGTTGATGGGCTTTTTTTGTCCAATCTACATCGACAAAAATGCCTTCACCTGAAATATACTCCGCCGTTTCCATCCAACCTGCGGCAGGGTTAGGTTTGCCGTTTTTCTCAATAAATAGGGTTTGATGTTCGTAGTCGATCATGAGCTTAATCTTTAGCTGATTAATGTCTTCAGCCAAAGCGTAGCCGTTAGTGTCATCTACATACCAGCCTCCTGCACCTTCGGTGCGTCCATCTTGCGAATAAAAACGACCAAAGGGGAACAACTGAATACGCCCATTTGTTTTTTTGTTAAGCTCGAAACTTAACGCAATCGGCTTAATGTGCATCGTTTGTTATCCTCGTTCTTTAATAGCGGATAACAGAATAACGGATAGGAAAAAATGAAAAGAGGGGAGCGTCTTCCACACTCCCCTCTAGATTAGAATTTTGAAAAAATGAATTTTGATGTTGTATTTTATCTTAAACCATTTTTAAAACCTTTTTAAATCCTTTTAAATCGTTTTAAAAAAAATCATTCGATAAATCGCCCCTATAATCATAAAAATGCAAATGCGCGCGATTTAGGACGGTTTTATGTTTTATTTAACTACACTCCGAAAATAAGCTTGCACGTCCTCCAAGATATCGTCTTCGTCTTGCGGGGTTAAAATCAAGAACGGGCGGGCAGGAATATCCACTTTTCGCCCACGTCCGGCTTTGCCGCCGAATTGATGAATCGCTGCGTAAGGTTCGTTTGTGCCGACTTCTGCAACGTTATTGTCATAATAACTTGTGATACTGTTCATCAGATTTTCTGTATCAACTAGCGGCGTGCCTTGGCGATATTTCAGTCCTAGCCACTTCGGACGGCCACCTACGTCAAAGTTTTGCAACACTGCCGATTCCATTGTGCCGGCAATACTACGCATTAGTGGCGTACGGTCTTGAGCGGCATTTGCTAGTTTATCTAGTATGGAGGCAATTTGTTGCGCATTATTAATCTCGATATCTATCATAAGCGTTGCTTTTCAAAATAAAGGGCGGTATAGTTAGTTACGCACCGTTTGTCGCAGTGATTCTCGGAAACTGCTAAACGATGGGGTGAAATAGACCCGGGAAATATGTGTGGGGTGTCCGAGTCCCACCTAACGGTGCGTATTAGTCTCGTCTAAATGACTGCATGTAAAGTTCTTTCACTTGCTCCAGTATTTTAACCACTGCCACATACCGTTCGCCATTTATCGTTTTATAAAATTCAAAGTGATTACCTTTGCTTGATTTAATTTCATCGGGCGAATTAAGCACATCCGGCAACTTCTCATAAGTATCAATGCCAAACTGTCCATAACGATTAGCAATTTGTTTTACCATAGAGTCATCGGAAAGCCAAACTGTCTTAAGCTCCGTTCCAATTTGCTTTCTTGTTTTTTCACTTAATACACCGGCAGCGAATTTGAAATTTTGTGAATATTTGTCACGCAATTCCTGCAAAAGATCATTTCGTGGTTTTCGTCCTTTCAGAGATAGGTAATGCGGGATGTGTGGTTCTAAATAGGCGGATAACTTAGCATAATCTAACTTAAACTCAGCCCCAGTCATTTCTGCTTTGGCAAACTGGTGCGCCAGCTTTTCCGGGTAAAGATCCAAATTCGGCTTATAGTTCAATCGCCCTACATTGTAATCAAAGCCTTTATCCGTCACCCGTATCGTGCCGTCGGGCAATTTAAAACCAATGGTTTTTTCACGATTTCCCGCTTTATCGGCAGGGCGTTCAACTTCGACTAAAAATTCAGAACTATCGTCCGGCTTATCCATGCCTCGGCGTTTTAAATCCCTTTCAGCAAGTGCAATCACCGAGCAACGACAATTAAAGCCGTTTGGTGGGTAAAAGGTCGCCCAAAACGGATCGTCATAACGATAAATCTTACCGCTTAACGCTAAATGCGCAGGGCGCGTGCGTTCGTCACCCACGGCGGAATACTGCCAATAAGGGCGATTGTCCACATTATCGCGCATGCGCTGATAACGTGCGGCGGAATACGCCGATTGCATATTCACCCGGTAAATTGTATTCAGGCGGCGCGGCGTACCGAAATATTCCCCCGTTTTCGGGTCGGCTAATAGATTCCCATCAATACCACGGCTAATACTTTTATCCTTGCCAAATACCCAGCCCTTGCGCTCAAACTCACCAAGCAATTCTTTTTTCCATTGATTAAATCCTTTGCCTTCGCGCATAGCGGTTTCCAATGACTGATAAATGTCTTTGGTCATTTCAAGACTAGACAAGCACGCAATAGTCGTTGCACGGGCTAACGCGCTGTCTTGTAAGTCTTTCGCAAACACTTTTCCCGCCAGCATTTTCTTCTGGCGGAGAAATTCAATGGCTTCTGTCGGCTCCATGCCAATAGCAAATTTAGGTGCGGTCGGCATTGGACGCCCCCAATAAATCCGACAAGAATAAGGCACTGGTTAAATAGCGCTCGTGGGCATCCGAGGTTAATTCCGGATACAGTTCTGCCAGTTTATCGCCAGCTTCTTCATAGCTGTTGCAGGCTGACAACACCGCTACGGCTTTTTGCACCATCGGATCTAATTGTTGGTTAAAGTCAACCTGTGTCATGCCGTTATCTAACAAGCTATCCAACAAATCCTGTTCCGTTTCGCTCTTATTGCCAGCGGACAACGCCACGTGCGTACCTTTACCCAAACACCCCGCACACTGACACCCCACCACGTGGGCAGAAAGTGCGGTAGATTTTCCCGGTGATTTTAAATCTGGATTAAAATCGTTTTGAACGGCTTTTAAAACTACTTCGCCGTCTTGTGCTTCTGGGATTCCTAACTTGTCGCGCGTCCACTTTTCGGGGATTTGCACACCAATCCCCACCAATTTAGGGATAGCGTCCGCAAAGGTGCTTAAATCGTCGTATTTTTTGGTGTCAAACTCAAAATATGGCACTCTGTGCAAGGCAATATTAGGGTCAACATTAATCTGCAAATAAGGCAGGATGATTTGCTGTGTAATGGTCTGCGCCACTTGTTTAGCGTCCGACACCAACAAATCACGGCGCACTTCGTTGTGTACGTTGCCAAGCGCATTAGTTGAGCTTTTACCATCCGCGCCTGATGTGAGCGTTTGCCCTAAAATCAGACGGGCAATGGATTTCTCGCACCAGTCTGTCATCTGTAAAAACGGGTTATTGGTGGCGGTGGTATTTGCTGCATTATGCAATTCGACGGTCATAGAGTCAGGCATAATCCCTGCGGCGTTATGTCCGATTTGCGCAAGGGCGCGTAATAATGTGCGTTTTTCCTCGTTTGTTGCACCCGCACCATATTTACCAATGCGAATTGGCATGCCGTAAAGCTCTAAAAATTCGGCAAAATCCCGCACGGAATAATGCTTAAACATATAAAGCCAAGCCAGTGTGCGGAATAAGCCCATTCGAGCTAATTGCACTGAGCGGGATTTATGCGAATGTACCACCCAGCCGAAAGGACGCAAAGGTTCCCCCATGGGATTGTTCGGGGTTTTTAACAAGAGATTATCGTTTTTATCTAGCTTAAACCAAGACTGAGGGCGTGGGATAAAGTTGTGCGGAATATACTTACCGTTTTCCAATTTCCATTCAATTTCGATGGCGGAAAAACCATGTCCGACAGCATCCATCATATCCATGAGCAAGTTTTCAAGGTTCGGATATTGATAAAACAGTTCATCAATTTCGGTTTGTAACTTTTCTTCTGCCGGTGTCGCATTACGTGGTTCAGCAATGCGCCAATCCAGCGTCAAAATCGCCCGCTTGCGCGTCTGAATATTCGCACCGATTGAGCTATCTTGTTCTTCGATGTCCATAAATAACTCGTGCTGCGCTGTAATATCGCCGTTTTCCGCGTCTTCTAAGATGCTTTTCAGTTTTGCCGGAGTGATGCGGTTGCTCGGGTGGTCTGATAAAACACGCCCATTAGCTGTCACCATTGCTTCGTCAGTTTGGAACGGTTCTGTTTTTGAGCCTACCAATGTTTTAATTTTTTCCCAAAATTTCATGTTTTATCCTCGCCAAATGCTATATAAATCATCTTCCGCATCAAAATCATCATGCCCCAAGTCTTCATCGTTTAAGCCTATCCACTCAATCGGGGCGGCGTTGGTGATAGCATTCTTCCACAACATTTCAAGTGCATCTGGGCCGTCATCGTGGTCAGCTTTCGGAAAGTGACGCAGTTGAGCAATCAAGGTCGCTTGTGTGCTGTGCAACAAAATTAAGCCATTCACCATGTGCGGTTGTAAGGACTCAATACGGAGCATTTTGTCTGTGTTCGGCTTAATTGCGGTTGCTGGCACAGGTGCGCCACGTTGTGCCGAGCGCTTAACCAACTCGTCCTTTAAGAACTCTTGGAATTGCACGGTTTCAACAAACCAACGATGGCACTTGTATTGCTGTTGGAAACGGATCACATCTTCAATAATCAAATCTGGCAGACGTTTTTTCACCTGCGCTTCTACAACATACAACTTACCTGTGGCACGCTGATAACCGCCCACTAAAATCGCAGACGGGTCACGGCTTGCTCCCGCTTTGCCGAGTGACGGGTCAACCGCCCCAAAATAAATCAAATCAGACGGCAGTTCCGTCCAGTATTTAATGGCGTTGGCAAAAATCGCGTCATCACTGCTTAATGGGTCATTTTGATACTCGGAGTCAAATGTGGCATGGCCATCACGAGCACGGATTTTCATCAGCGCAAGTAATGGACGTGCTGCCCAGCTCACTTCTGAGCCTTTATCCATTGCCGCTTGATTAGCGTGATAAAAAGCGTCTGCAACCGCCTCGCCCTCATTCAGGAAAAAATCTTCCCACTTGTCCCACAACGCCATATCGTCAGGCATTTTCTTCAGCGCTTTGAATTTCGCGGTTTTCCATGCCTTGGAGCTCAAAGTGCGGTTCAATACGCTGTCGTAATGTAGGATAGTCCCGATATAGACCACGTCCAGTTTTTCGCCAGGAACACCCAATGGAAGTACGGTCTTTTTAAGCCATTCGTGCAACTTATCGCGCTGTTCTGCGCTGCGGACTTGTTCGTCATTCTCTATATCGTCCAACACTACAAGATCAGGACGATAAGCCCCATGTCGCAAACCACGTAATTTTTTACCCGAACCGGCAATTTCAACCTTTTGATTCGCTTTGGTTAAAATTGTCGTTGCTTGCCATACACGACCTTGTCCAGCGACTTCTGGAAAGTCGATGCGCAGGCGTTGGTTAAACTCCAGTTCTACTTTGATAGATTCCAACATCGGATAAGCCTGATTGATAGAGTCCATCACAATGAGTGCATAGCGTTTTTTTTGAGTTACTAAGCAATAAAGCGTAAACAACTGCGACACCAACGTGGATTTTGCTTCACCACGAGGCGCTGCAGTCGCCATATTGACCGATTTAGGATCTTGCAATATTTCAGGAAGAGTTTTGAACAAGTAATCGTGCAACTCCGAACGTGATGCCGAACGTACATAATGCGGGAAATAATGGGAAACGAAATAATCGTAACCACTCACTGGGTCAAATACTTTTTTACGGCGTTCAACCACTGCTTCTGGGCTGTCATCCCAACCGTCAAAAGACGCTTCGAGTTTTTGTCGCATGCTATCTGCATAGGCGCGCAACTCATTTAAAAGTTCTTTATTTTTCATTTAAAAACACCGTAAAAATTGACCACACTTTAATCACTCACCAGTAATGCCCACAACACCCACCATCCCCAACTTCCGCCATCTCTAGCGGAAAGGCATGCCATAATGACAAGAAAGAAACAAAGGAGATTCATTTGAACTCCTTGTCTAAGGTTTCAGCAAATCCGTTTAATAATTCAAGAAATTCTTGCAAAAGCTCAGGTTTATTCGCCTGTACGAAATCACCAAACATTTTGACGGTTTTAATCGCCGTCGCCATTTCCGACACTTCAGGCAATAACCGCTTACTGCTCGCCACCATTTTCGAGTAGCTGTCACCCAAGCCTTGAATCAGTTTTGCTTTCTCACTAACGGGCAAGTTTTTGGTCTTACGCAACTCATCCATGGTACTTTCAAAATAAAGCACAAAGGTGGTGAGCATGCCACGAGCCACATCTTCAACCTTTCCACTTGCCATTGTTGATGCATCACGCACTTTGTCCCAATTATCGCCACGAGCTTCGGCTTCACGTTTCCAGCGTCGTGCAGTGTTATAGGACACTTTGGCTTTTTCTGCGGCTAATTCCAGCGTTAAGCAATCAAACACATAATAACGGCGCACATCTGCCTTGGTTTTTTCATCATGTGCCATTATTAGCCCCCAAATTTTGCTTTGATGAGCTCAAAGCCAACTGAGACCACCAAACCGCCTAAACCGCCCGCCATGACGGATTTAATGCCCAATTTATCCATGCGGGTTTCCAACATTTTTAAACGGGCGTCAATATCGTCCACGCGGTCGTCCAGCTTGTCGATTTTACGACTGACTTCACGGGTTAAATCTAAAATTTCATCTAATTTTTGGTTGGTTTGTGCTTCTGCTTTCTCTCGTTCAGTCTGTCCACGATACATGGGCGAAACAGGAGGTGTAGCCTCGTGTTCCGACTGTTTATTGTTTCTTTCTAACATTATTTATCCGCCTTTCTGTCGAGTTTTTCAGTAATAGAGTTTAGTTGCTTGGTGATGGCATCCAGTTTTTCCATCACGTTTTTATTCACGATGTTCGCCACTTCTTTCGAGAGATAATCCCGTTTCACTTGGTCGACCTCGTCATGCAGCTGTTTAAATTCACTGTCTAAGCGCTTAAACCAAAGCCCTATAAAAAACACCGCAATGGACACCAGCGCGTTAAACACCATCATCCCATTAATGTGCACTTCCATTTTCACCTCGCTGACAAATGGTTCGGTATGTATCGTTATGCACTTTAATTTGACGTAAGGTTTCCGTCGTATCTTGACGGCTTGCAGAAATCACTGAAAAACCCGCACAGCTTGCATTAATCACGGAGATCCCCTGACTTGTGCAACTCATTAATAAGAGTGTCACGGTCAGCATTGCGACTGTTTTCTTCATGTTGTTTTCTCGTTTCATAATGTTTCACCTGCGTATCAGAGACAGCTTTTTCATGAGCCAACTGCTCGTTATCTTTTAATAGTCGGTCAATTTCGCGCCCTGCACGTTTGAGCTTAAATACCACATAACCACAAATACCTAGTGCAGCACCTGAGCCTATTAAAATCATCTGTAGCGTCATCAAATCCCCCTTGGTCTATCCGTTTGTTCCGGTTCGACATAGACTTCGCCTGTAATCTGTTCTTCTGGTTTGGTTTGTTTGGCTTGATATGCCATTACAGCGCCTTTAGTTGCAGCTGAGCCACCACAAAAACAAGCAAAATAGAAGAACAAATCAGTGACGGCAGAACGGTCAAGATAAACGGCATAAATCAGCACACCAGCCATGACCAAAAAGCCGAAAAATTGAATAAAACCTGTCGTACTCGCGCGTCCATCACTATTGGTAAATAATTCAAAAAATTTACTCATTGACATAATCTCCACATAATCACTTCAGCTGGCGTTGGTTTGCCGCGAAAGGCATAACTCCATGCGTTTTTACTGTAAAAGTGCGGTCGATTTTTCGGGAGTTTTTTGGTTGTCAATACTCGGTTTTGCAACCAATTAAAAACACGTTTAAACACGCCTAAAAATTTAAACTTCATTATCAATCGCTCCATATTTAAGATTCCCCACCACGCGACGCACCCAACCTTTACCAAAGGTCGAAAAATTACTGAGTTTGCAATAAAATTCGAGACGTTCAGCATTCAGACGCATAATCACGTCAGAAATCGCCATTTTTTTAATAGCGGCAATCGTCATATTGCCAATAATGCCGTCATCCGCCACATTCACCGCACGTTGCAACATGCGGCTTGCATTGCCTAATCCATGGTTTACCGCTGCATCAAAAAACTGGAAAGCCACCGCTTCTGGCATTTTGTCGCATTGATAACGTAGCCAAAATGCGGAGTAGTAGATTTTATAAGCTTGCTCACGCGTCATTGCTCGCATACTACCTTGATAACCGTTTGCCTGAGCAGTACGTTTAGTGATCCCCCAATTGGTTTCCCCACCTGGGTCTCTTGGGTCATTAACGTAGCCGCCTTCATGACCAATTAAACGATTGAAAATCTGTGTAAAATTTAAAGACATAAAAAAATACCCTTAATCTATTAATGATTAAGGGTATTCTGAGTTAAATTAAGTTTAATTAATGGGGGAAGGACTTCCACACGTCTGCTTGCTTTAAAATAACGCCGCTTGTTGATATTGTGGAGATTGATGGGTTCTTACAATTTCCCAGGCGTGGCGATCTGATAGATTGTATTTAGAGCAAAGCTCAAGCATTGCCGTACGGCCACTTTTCTTTTCGGTTTGCGTGATATAGTCAAAATCCGCTTTCAGGCGTTCGTTACGCAGTAAGCGCAGGGCAACCTCACAACGTGGGATATAGACTTCTTCGGCTCTAAAATAATTACGCAAATTTATCGCATTCTCTGCGCCAATTAAGGATTTCAAACGTGGAAAATACACCGCGCCATCAGTAAACCGAAATGTCGTCCCGCCGAATTGATTAATAATCTTTTCGATATCAGCAAACCCGACTAGATCTACCATTTCTAACACGATTTCAGGTAAATAACCTGCAACACTTTCAAGTTCAGACTGCATAAAATTTCCCCTTTGTGACCATTTAGGCGGATTCTCTCACGGAAATTTCAAAAAGCAGGTTTCTACACCTAAAAATATGATAAAAAAAATCCCGCACGGGGCGGGATTAGTGCGTTATTTATTGCAATTTTCTTTCAAAAGATTATTAACTTTAAGGTATTTTTGCTCGTTGTGGGCATTGAGAAAAAATCCTTTAGCTACCTCCAAAGCAAGGCAGGCTTCTTTCATATCGCTATGTTTCTTTGCCATTTCAAAACTCTTTAATTTATCTTCACCGAGGTTGTTTTGTAATTCTTCGGTATTTTTTGCCATTGTTTCAGCATCAATAATGGGGTTAGCGTCTGTGATTTCGACAAAGTATCGGCGGTTTTCAACCCATACCGAATATAAAATTTCTAATTTATTATAAGTTTCTGTTTGCAAAAGCGCATAACATGACCTACTGTCTTTGTCCTGTCCCTTTTCTTTTATTTCTCTTACTACAAATACATCTTTAAGACTAAAATCAATTCCTGTCTCTTTTGTTCTATTATCTAAAATCTGTTCTATGGTATCTCCAACTTCTTCACATTTTGGTATATCTTGGCTTGTTAAGCTGGCGTGCGAAAATAAAGGGATGGATAGGATAAAGAGTGCAATAGTTTTTTTCATAATTTCCCCAATAAAAAAGGCTCCATAGGAGCCTTTAATTTACGCTTAATTTGTTGTTATGCAACTAATTTTTAGCTTTCTGTTTTCTTCGGTCATACACTGCCAACATTTGCACCACTTTTTTCAACTGCCACACCTCCAACCAATGCACGAAATCTATGTTAAATGCTTTTTTCGCCATACTGTCTGCGTAACTCTGTGGCAGTCCGTATTCTGTTAAAAGTGCGGTTATTTTTGCCATATATTTCGCTTTATCCGCCCTTGGCGCGGGACGTTTTGGCGCATTTTTCGCACTAAACACCACGCCTTTTGCTTTTATGGCTCGCAATACTTGCATCAATTCGGCATCTGTCATCACGGTGCAACTGTGTTTATCTACCGTGTCCAACAAAAAGCATTTATATTGGTCATCAGTCATTTTAAGCATGCCTTTGCCGATGTGGATCTTTTGGATCATCTGTTTACGGGTTTGTGGTTGCATTTTGTTCCTCTTTCCATGCTTTCCAGACTAAATATTCTGGCATATTCTTAACAAACTCCAATTTACCAATAGCCGCATAACGTTCGATATACTGTATTGCCGCTGTCCGTTTGTCTTCTGCTAATTTATCCACATTTTCGACCGCGCTTTTGCCCTGTTCGTTACGCACCACGGCAAATAACGGTTTAGCCCCCTCATACACTTTTTTAAGATAGTTATGATTGGTTAGCGCCACCACGTTTCGGGTCTCACGACGGTTTTTCATCACGCCATTGGTGGTTTCCGTGAGCGCATGGGACAACAACGGACTCGGCTGATACATATCTAACACTTCGCGCATTAATTTAAGCGCACGGCCATTAGATAACGCCGCTTTCTCGGGTCTAAATAGGGCAATATAACTCACCAACGCACGGGCATTATCGCCGCGTAAATTGGTAATAATCCCCAATATCTCACGCCCCGCATCATCTTCCAGCAGCGCATCCAAATGGATGTCGCTATGGCAAACCGGGCAACGGCATAATTTCATTTTTAAAACTCCTTTAAACTAGGTTTAAAACACATTATTCAGCCCACTTTATCTAAGCATCCCCCTCTTTCGTAAAGAGGGGTTAGGGGAGATTTAATGGGCTGTAAATAGATTTTAAAAATCGTTCGGGTCGTCGTCTTTATCTAGCTCTATCACATCAAGTCGCTGAATAACTTCAAATTTAGCTAAAAAACGCAGTCTGTTCTCAAAATCACCATCTCTCCACACATACAAGACTTCGCGTTCAGGTTCTTCGAACATATCCCAAGCATAAGCGTTTTCTTTTGCGATATGTAAAGCGACGTAATCAAAACACCGACTTTCATCTTCCCAGGTGTTTCCATCATCGTTGTTTGTAGGATTGTTACTTTCCAATTCGTAACGATATAAATATTTAGCCATAATCTATTCCTCCGGTGGTTGTGGTAGTGGTTGCCAGTGGGTGATTCTCAAAAAGAAAGGCGCACAACTGAACCCTAGTTTTTCTAAGTATGGACTCAAAAATACTTCTCCAGTTTGGGTATAAACCAGAACTTTTTGAGGGGGTTCCGGCAACCGCTCCGAACACTTAATCCATCCATAGTTGTCTGTGCCTTGCGATACACCAATTTCGGTCATTGCATTATCTATGGCTTCGCGGACGGACTCGGCTTTTTTATAGCGATATTCCTGACCGTCAGTGTCGGCATCAATAACGGTAAAATAATCACCACCAATAACACATAATTTTGTGTCTTGGATAAAATCCAATCTGCCTTTGTCTTTACTCATTTCCTATTTCCCCTGTAACATTAAAAATTCACTTTGTTTTATTTCTGTTAAACATTCCGGAATTGCCGGGAAGCCATCCCCACCAAAGCCCTCTGATTTAACTGGTATTGAAACGATAAAGTAGTCACTTGCAACACCGCATACAGATACATAACCAGTGCGCGCGCCAAGCACCCAGCAATTAAGTTTTAATTTTCGTAGCATAAAATCATTAAAGCTTGGGTATTGATTTAAAATATCTCTAACGCTTTGGATTTTATCGTTAAATGCCTTACCGGCTTTTGTTCTACCATTGCCAGTGATGACAACTTTCTCATTTTCATCTATTTCAAATTTATAGGTCTTATCCTCTTTGATTTTGGCAAATTCATCGCTATCTAAACTACAAACAATTCCAAATATATTACGTTCACTTCCTCTCCAACATTCATAAAATGGAATAGTGTCAAAAATAGCATCAAGTTTTTTATCTCTGAGCTCTCTATCTTTTCGCCATTTCTCATCTAATGATTTAATAGGCTCAACGCTTAATGCGCATTTAAAATATCTAAATTCAGGTCTCATATTTGCTCCTTTAATAAGTGGGATATTGGCTTCTCAAAATCCGATAACAATTGGTCTTTAACTCAAAAATGCTTCTCGGCAGAGCGTTAATAGGTAAGGTTTTAAAGGCTTTACCGCTATCGTCCATACCATACGGCACACCGATTGCACGCCAACATCGTGCGGCTTGTACCGCTGCGTCTTTAACCACATCCGAGTTAATCACAAAGCTATTTGGTCCAATGCGTTGCAACAAAACACCTTGTGCCATAAGCTTTTTAACCCGCCGTCTAAATTGACTTTCGCTTAATCCAGAGCCAGCAATCAGTTGGCTTACGTGCAATATTGCAAAGCTTTCCGCATCTTTCGTCGCATTCTCGTCACTATATGTGCCAACACTTCCACCGATATAAGTCACTAAGGTTCCTTGCGCAATACGGTCTAATGTTTCATCCCAAATATACTCAAGGATATGTTCATCTAGCACTTTCATACTTTCCCCAATCTCATTCTCAACCCTGGCAACAAATTCTGCACATTCCCCACATAAACAGCAGCATATTGAGCCTGCCCTGTGCAAAGATAGGTTTGTGCTTTAATAAGCTGCATTGCTGCTTGTTGCAATATTTCATCCAACCGCACTTTTTCTTGTTCACTCATACTTCCTCCACTTCAACCACGTCATCAATTTCTGTAATGGTGTGTGGCAGTTTATTGACATCACACACATTTAAATCACACATATCTAAAACTTGTTCATTGCTTTCGGCTTCAACAACAGCCTCAACCAAACAATAAAAACGTGCCACATACTTAGCCATGCTTCACCTCCGGTCTTCTGCTTGGATTTTTGACATAATGCGCACACATCTTTTGGCGGTTTAATGCCCATTCTTCATTTTCGCTTTTTCGAGCAACAATAGCTGCTCTCTGCCAGGCAGCCTCAGCGGTTGCCCATGCACCAGCACGCTCCATTTCAACGGCCAACGTGCTAAAATCTTTATAGGTTCGTAGTTTTTCCATATATGCTCCTTAGTTGTTAATGATTAAAACCTATTACTAATGCCCCTCATCCCGTCCCCCTCTTTTGTAAAGAGGGGTTAGGGGAGATTTAAAGGGCATTTAAATAAGCTTTAAGCCCCCGCTACATCTAACGCAATCGGTACATACTTGTCGCTGTCGCCAACACGCTCATACATCCGCACATATGCTTTACTGCTTACCACTTGCACGCTTTCGCTAATGGCTTGCATAGCGCGCAACCAGCGAGGGTCTTGGATTTCAACACGGCGCAAGCCCAAAATGCGGGAGGTGTTGAGGTTGCCTTCTTTGTCCACGTTAAATGCCCGCTCAATCAAGGCTTTCAGCTCAGGGCGTGAGCCTTCGCTCCATTCGTTTAAGCATTCGTCAATCAGCACTTTCGCCGCCTGGATACGCTCGTCAAACTGCAAGCTCTCGTTGATGGCGCGTTGGATTTTGTATTTGCCGTCATAACTAAACAGCGTCACATTGCCTTTGTTGCCACCAACTTTCGCGCCGTATTTCTCGGCGGAAAGCTCAATAAACGCCCCAATGTCGCCAAAAACGCCAGCTTTAAACTCGCCCATTTGGCGATTTAACGCTTTGCCTTTTTCTACCCACTCGGTCACCAGTTCATCGCGCTCTTTGTCAATATCACGCACCAGTTCTTCTGGGGTAAGCGTGCCTGTTGCGTCACGCCAGTATGTTTTGCCTTCGATTGTTACTTTTGCCATAGTTAAACCTCTTCTTTGTCTAATTTAATTACGATTAATCTGTTGCCTTTGTTGCGCTTGAGTATCGCTTCCGACCCCATCGCATACAGCGTTTTCTTTTGTATGTTAAATTTTTTTGCTAATTCATCCGCCGTGCCGTCGCCTAGATTCTCTTCTCCGCGATATACGGCGTAGATTTGACGATATTTAGGCACCTCTCCCCCTTAAGCCCAATAGACCATAACGCCTTGTTCATTTGCCACGTTTCGCACAATATGTACGCCATTTTTGACGGTGGTCATTTGCACGCCTTTTTCTTGTAAACGACGGCTCGGGTTTAAAATCACCATTTTGGGGAAACGGCCGTCTTTGCTTTCGACGATTTGTACGCCTTCACGTCTTAACGCATAGGCTACGCGGTTCATTTGTTCGCTCATTTTGGTCTCCTTTTGATTAATGGATTAACATGCCGGCGTAAGAGTTGATTAACTTCTCGTCAATCTGTTTGCCGTGCATTTCGGCGACACGGATCACACCGCGCATAAGTTTGGTTAAGCGACGGGCGTTGCCGTGGCTGGCTTTAAATAGGATTTGGTTAAATTCATCTGTACCTAAGCCGTTTTCGGCTAATTTGTGGATGTCGTCTTCGCTTAATTGATTGCCTAAGTCGCAAGCCAAGCCCACGCGGCTATAAAGTTGCGCCAATTCGCCGTATTTCCCTTTCAAGTTAACCAATAGGCGAGGCATACCGGCAAGCACCACACCGCAGCCTGTCAAGTCATGGATTCGGCGGATATATTCAAGGCTTTTCGTGCTTAACAATTCCGCTTCATCTACAATAATTAAGCGACCTTCGCCTAATTTTTCGGTGATACGGGTAAACAATTCATGGTTTGCACCGGTTTCGTTTAGCCCTAACTGGTGGCAGAGGTTTTTTAGCAACACTTTCGGGCTACAACTTGGCTCAACTTCGATAAAAATCGTTTCCGGGTTTTGGCTGACATACTGTTTTAATGCTTTGGTTTTTCCCAAGCCTGCCGCGCCATAAACCACGCTAATTTCGCCCTCTACGTGAGCGATATGCACCACATCAAGGCAACGTTCTGCGGCGTAAGTCGGCACAAATTCGCTGTTAAAATTGCGCTCAACCACTTTGTCTTTTTCGCGTCTAATCAAGCGTTCCACCGCCTCGTCAATATCTTTGGTTACGCCTTTATAAATGCCTTTTAAATACTGGCTAATAACGGCATTCGATTTGCCGAGGGCTTTTGCCACTTGCGTTTGGGTTAACCCTTTCTGTTGCATAAATCTTGCAAGTTGTTCTTTCATGCTAGTGCTCCTGTATTTGTAATTAATCTTGATGCGTGGCAGATAAGATTGCCTTTTAGGGTATAAATGGCTAAAAAGTCTTGGGCCTGTCTCACTTCAACCGCTTTCCCTTCCCAATCGATGAGACGGTAAGAAAAATGCGGTTTCTTGTTGTATTCAACTCGCCCGCAGTGGACTTTTTTAATAATTCGTTTTGTCATAATCTAACCTCCTGCCATCTTGCGTTGTTGGCGTCTCATTTCGCTTGGTAACAACGCAATTTCCTCGTTATCGTCAAAGCGGTTGACTTGTTTTGCGCGTAAGCCGTGTAATAGCTCTGCGCCTTGTTGATGTTCGATCGTAATAACCGGATTTAACTCGTCTAAAATCTCATTTTCACGGTGTTTAATACGGTTTAATCTACCTTTCGCGCGGTTTTCACGTTGTTGTTCAACCATCGGTACCGGGAATGCGGCTTTCTTGTGAGCTTCGAATTCGGCGTTACAGATAAAGCGACCATCTAACGTGCGTACTTGCACAAAATCCGCATTGTGAATATCCACACCGACCACCACTTCTTTTCCTTGATGGTTTAGCAGTTCAAGGTGGAAATATTTGTGGTTTTTCCACTCAATCAGTCCGCGTTTCGTCACCCGTTTAAAGTGCGGGCGCTCAATGTCGCGTAATTCCACGTCGGAAAGGTAAACAATCAGTTCTGGATTAGTTACGCGTTCATACTTGACAGCAGGAGTGCAACGAATTTCAGAGTGCACATGCTCGTTGTTGTACCAATCAATCACTTCTTGGATACCAACCATCAACTCTTCCCAGCTCACCAGTTTTTCTTTCGCTTTGCGTTGTAACGGCGTTAAAACCGCACCTTTTTTCGCATTGGAAAGGGAAATCATGGATTGCAACATCCGTCTTTTGCTATCAGGGTCTGCATCCGCCCCGTAATAGGTTGGAAAACGTTGTGCAATGCGTTTACCGACGGTTTTATTTAAGCGTTCAATAATCCCTCGTCCTTGCGGATTACCCGCAATCCCAGTGGCGTGATAAATGCTAAATCGAGGTAAAATCCCAGTTACTTCGGCATCAAGTAAAATATTTTTCTCACCGCCCCCGTTATCGGAGTAATAAATACAAGGTAAACCATGCTGAGAAATGGCATGGCGTAAAGCGTCCAACACTGCAAAAGCACTTTCAGATAACGCCAAAGACCAACCCACAATTTTTCGGCTTGCACCATCAATAATCATGGTCAATTCAGGGGTAAATGGTCGGCCATGAATAGGGTGGGCCACTTTCATCTTCAGCGAGTGACCGTCACCAATCCAAATATCATTGGCCTTAAACAATGACCAATCACGCTCAACATAAGGCAACAAACCTTTGTATTTTGAGCCGGTTAAGCGGCCAAACTCTCGGATATGTAATGGCAACTTAGCCAATGCACGACGCACTCGGTCAAGGCTTGGTAACATTTCGCGTAACATGTCGTCATTGCAGTGACGATTAAGCCATTCGGCTTCGAAAATGCGATACGCATCTACTATGCTAATGCCGTTGGTTTGGCGATAAATCCCCATAAACCAAGACATCCACCAAATGCTTTCCACTTTATCTGCCTGACGTTGCCCCGGTGCCAACGCACGCAATCTTTCTTCGGCTGTTTTGCATTTGTGATAATCGATCACCCACTGATTCAGGGTTCTTGGTGATAACACACGGCCGCAGTTATTGCCGTTTTTGCTGTTAGCCTTGGAGACCAACGCCATCAAATCTTCCGAAATTTCACCGCACTTTGCCGCATTGCATAGGTGGGTAATGGCTTTGATTCGGCTTTGCACCTGTTCCAATTCGCTTACATAAGCCACTAAAGCCATGCGTGCATCAGCGATTTCACGCTGTTTGGTGGTGAGGTCGGCAAGGTTCAGATTTTTAACAGTTGGGAGTTGTTTTGGTTTTGAAACAGCACATACAAACTTCTTTTGCAGTTCAATTTGAACTGATTCAGGAAGTGATGAAAGTGCATATTCAACACCACCACCTTTAACTCCTTTTAATGGCTGAGATTGCCATTTTTCTTTTCTTGCTTGTCGATTTACATTACTAGGGTGTTTTGATAACCCACCAATACCGGCTAATTCTTTCGCACTAAACCATAGTTTCACGATAATCCTTCCTTATTAGTCTAAGTATCTGCTAGGCCATATATCCTTTGGTTCCTTACCTAGTGCATCAGCAATAATCTTTTCTCCCTTTGGATAGCGTTTATCAAACGCATTTCTCAGTGTTGTTTTTGCTAATCCATGCTGAATCCCTAATTGAGCTAATGAAATCCCTTTCTTAATCAATTCAGCTCTAATGTCAGCTCTGTGCATATCATTAGATCTTCCTTTTTCTTTCATTTTGTGCGATCCTTAAAAGTTAGTTGTTCGACTACTTGATTAAGTACTTAATCACCTACGATTCAAAATATATATCAAATCATTTTCTTAATCAATAGGTGATTTAATAAATTTTATAAAATCTTTTACTCACTAAATTTAAATCATTGATTTTATTTAACTTAATCAACTAAATCTTTTTAAATTATTTTGATTAAGAAAGGTGATTTATGAAATCATTAGATAAAGTTTGGTTTACAGCCAAAGAACTTGAGGCTTTAAAGCTAAATGGGCTGCCATCTCATGCAACAAACATCACAAGGAAAGCTAAAAATGAAAATTGGCTATCTAGAGAAGCTAAAGGTGTAAAAGGGGGTGGTTTTGAATATCATATATCTACATTGCCAAAAGAAGCGCAGATGTCTTTAGGGCTAAGAGATAGCATTCAATCCATAAAGAGTAATGCGTTCAAAGCTATGGAAGAACACGCTATAAAAGAGAATGGATTTGCTGATTTTAGACAGATTAATAGAGACTATTACGAACCTATTGATGATTTTAGAGGTGTCAGAGTCTCTGCAGGCTTAGGTTTAGAAAATGAAGAACAATATGATTCAGCTTACATAATGGTTGAAAGCTCTTGGTTTCAAAGAACAGGCAATAAATCAAAGTATTGTGCAATGTTTACCGTAAAAGGGGAAAGCATGGAACCAACATTGAAGGATGGCGAAGAAATCATTGTTGACCGCTCTAAACGCGAATTAACAGAAGGGAAAATATTTGTACTAAACCACAACGGATCAATGTTGGTAAAAAAAGTACAATTTACCTACGGTGGAGTAGAGCTAATTAGTGACAACCCTTCCTATCGACCATTAAAGCTAGATACAGAAGAAGCAAACAGCCTTGTCGTGATTGGGCAAGTCGTGCGTGGTTATCGGGACTTCTAA